GGGTTCTACGAAAGTAGGACCCTTTTTTTGTGCATAAAAAAGACCGCTAGCAAAATGGTCATAAAACTAGCGGTCTCTAAAAGTAAAAATGTAGACTGGTAAAAGAAAATAAAATATAAACAAATCACTGTCATGCAAAATTAAAACCAATCTACACCTATTATATATCGACTTTTATTTTTGTTTCAGTGAAATCTGTCTTTTTTTGAAACTTACGTCGATATATACATATAATGACTATAAACAAATCACACAATATGCAAGTAAAATATCTTAAATACGTACCACTACAACTTATGGTCGGACATGACTTCACTATGAATGAGGTTGTTTTCGCTTCAATCCTGATGTCCTTTAGTAAAGAGGATAAGAAACTAAGAGCCGGCCTTGATAACATCGCAGAGGCTATGGGTGTAAGTGGTAGAACTATTGGAAGGATAGCAAAGTCTCTTCAAGACAAAGGATTTATTAAAATCTATTCTGGTCAATCACAACGTAACGCAAACCAATATAATCCTACTCCTAAACTAACTGCTTTATATGGACAAAATGTCTCTATCAATAAGGACAATGTGTCTACCCATACCCCTAAAGGGTATGTAACTATACCAGGGAAGGTAAATGTACCTTCCCGCTATAGCAAAGAATACCAATCTGACTTAGATAACTATAGTGCTTCATACGCATTAGGAAGATTACAACAAAGAATAGAGAGGGATAAATAAAGAAAGACAATACTATGAAAGTAAAAATACCTATATGGGCAGAAGAAGTTAAAGATGAGAACTGGATAGTATTTTTCTGGTTCTTAAGATCATTAACTATATGTTATCCACCACATGGTAGGAAAGCAGATAAAAAAGTATATCAACTTAGAAAGAGAAGAAAGCCTGATGCAATATATAATATGTTACCTAAAGATGTACATACTATACTAGGTACTAGAGCATTACTACATGAGACTATAAAGAGTTGGCCTAATGTTGCTGAAAACTTTACCTTAGGTATGGTATCAAATGAAACTACTACATGTAGAATGAAGACTTGGTCACATAGCCATACAGTAGAAGTAAAAGAAAGAAGATCTAAAGATATGATACTATATCTTTCTGGTTGCCTTAACCAAAATCTATTAACAGATATGCCTAGAACTAATTATCAAATAACCACAGCACTTAAAGGACACTTCCAATGGTTTGGAGATGAAGCAGAAGAAAACGGTTGGCATACAGAAGTACAATAGATATATGAATGACCAATGGAATAGAAGTAGTACTACGTATATGAAATCTAAAAAAGAAAAACACGAAGATAAAGTTTTAAGAATAGTTGAAGAGTATTTAGCCATGGCTGAAGACTTTCCAGAGGTACATGCTGATATAATAGAAGGAGCTAAAGATATGCTTGCACAAGATATACTTACCTTTGAAAGACAAGAACAGTATGAAATATGTGCAAGATTAAAAAAAGCATTTGATACACTTGAAAAGCTTAGATAGATTTTTATCAGATAATTATGAAGATATAGTTACTATGTCTAAGAAGATATGCAGATCAAGCATAGAGTCAGAAGAAGTAGCACACTATGTTATCTCAGAGTTCATAGAGCATGAACGAGCAACAGAATTAGTAGAAGCTAATAGAGCAATGAATTTTATATCAGGTATGATACACCGATCATTTCATAGTTCTACTAGCAAATACCACACAATATACAGACAAAAAGGAAGAATGCATACATTAGAACCAAACGACAGGACGATCCGTAGGAAACAACCAATAGAGATAGTAGATGAATATGACTACGAACAAGATAACGCATTAGAAGCTGTGCAAGGTATCTTAGAAGACATGGAGGCAGGTTCGATAGAGACCTGGTTTCGTGCTACACTATTTAAAATGTATATGAAGGAGAGTAATTGCTCAGAACTTTCGCGCCAAACTAAAATACCTAGAACATCAATAGCAAAGGCAATAGAGGAGGCAAGAACTTATATACAACAACAACTTAAAAACAATGACATTAATTATGAGTAGTCTAATAACACAGATAATAGGATTTGCATGCTTAGCACATTTAGTAGTAGACTTTATAGTAACCTTAGATAAGGCATGGATTCCAACTAAACCATTTAAGTGTGATAAGTGCTTTGCATTCTGGATATCAATAGGTCCAATGTTAATACAATATGGTTTAACAGGTGTACTCTACTCAGCTTGCATTGCAATCTTAGCACAAATTATATTTAAGTATACAGCATGAAACCAGAACATAGACAATACGTAACAGATAATATGCTTCTCTTTACACAATCGAGATCATATACACCAGAACAATTAACTATGATGTTTAATATACTGGCTGATGTAACTAATACACCACAAAAGGTAACTAGATGTGGTCGCTGTATAGAAACAACTAAAAAACAAATACTATTTCACTATGGAAGAATATAAAGTCTACGAGACTAAAAAGACAAAGAAGTACACGTTCAAACCGACAGGAGAATTTGTAGCAATTATTAAAGCAACAACAAAGGCACATGCACAAACTGCATTAGATGGCTTAAACAAAGCACTCAAAGAAGATGACAGAATTTAAAGGAGGAGACCACAACATTAACAGAGCTGGTAAGAAGAAAGGAACTCTTAACAAGAACACTAAGGCTATTAGGGAAGCATATCAGAAGCTAACTGAAGATAACTTAGATAACATGTCAATATGGATTAGTCAAGTAGCTGGTGATGACCCAGCGAAAGCACTAGATATAATGATAAGACTATCAGAATATATTATACCTAAGTTAGCAAGAACAGAACTAAGTGGTAATGATGGAGAAGATCTATTTAAAAACATTTCATTTAAGTTTGGACCTGACGCTAACGACTCAGAAGCCAGAGACTAAATGGAATTCACAGGCTTCACACCACATACTAAACAAAAGGAAATGATTACCTCTATATTAGAGAGTAAGTCAAAGTTCCATGTAGCCTGTGTAGGTAGACAGTTCGGTAAGTCTTTAATGGCAATGAACCTCGTATTATATTGGGGTATTAATAAAGGACCAGTTAAAATCTTATGGGTCTCACCAGTATATTCACAAACAGATAAAGTACAGAAAGAATTAATGGCAGCCATTGGAGATAGTGGCTTAGTAAAATCATGTAACTATTCATCAAATGAAATCACACTTAAGAACGGTACTCAAATACTCTTTAGATCTGCTGAGCGATATGATAATATCCGTGGTCTCACATGTGACTATGGGGTTATTGACGAAGCAGCATTTTGTAAAGACGAAGCCTGGCAAGAAGCAATAAGACCAGTCTTTATGGTAAGAGGCAAGAAAGTCTTATTCATCTCTACACCAAAAGGTAAGAACTTCTTCTATGAGTTATACCAGTTAGGTGTTAGCGAAGACTATCCACAATACCAGAACTACACAGGTACATCCTATGACACTCCTTACATAGATCCAATAGATATTACAGATGCCAAGAAAACACTGCCAGAGAACGTCTTTAAACAAGAGTACTTAGCAGCGTTCATAGACTCAGGTGGTGAAGTATTCTCTAACTTAGATAAGAACACATTCGCGGCTTACACACCACCAATAGGAAAAGTATTTTGTGGAATAGATTTAGGTAAACAAGAAGATTATACAGTAGCAACCTTTGTAGATTCCAGAGGAAAGATAGTAGACATCTATAGATCCAATGCACAAGAGTGGACCACCATGGTTAATGAGATAGTTCAAAGAATTAGACAATGGAACGCTACTACAATGATAGAGGTAAACTCAATAGGAGATGTAATCTTTGAGATGGTTAAGAAGCAATGGCAAGACACACACCCTTTTATTACTACAAGTAAATCAAAGCAAGAGATAATAGAAGGCCTGATCTTAGATATGAATGATACAGTAATTAGTATACCTCAGCCTCAGCTATTCTCGTGGCTCTACAACGAACTTTCAATGTTTACATATGATTACAATCCTAAGACAAGATCGATTAAGTACGGACACCCAAGTGGCCAGCACGATGACACGGTGATCTCACTGGCTATTGCTAATTACAATCGTAAACAAAACAAGACTATGGGAACCTATGCCGTAATGGGTAGTAGGTAATTCATATTGACTAAGATTTATATTTAATACTATATGGCAGTAACAGTTAACATAAATGATAAGAAGTGGGAGATACCTACTCGTGTTACCATAGA